AAACAAGACGCTGCGCTCAAGGCTGTGCTCGACAACTCTGAGCCCACAGGTGAGCAGGTCTTGGCTCAAGCGACTGAGACAACCAACCTTGTCAAGCAGGCGTGGCAGAGTCGTGCTGCGACTGAGATCGCGCTCGCACTCTCAAGCCTGTTATTCCTCGGTCTGAGCCTACTTCGCAAGGTGGCTGGCACAAACCATCTAAAAGGCAACGCTGTGAGGCTGACCTGCATTTTAACAGGAGTGGCAGCGAGTCTTTTAGGCTATTATGGCGGGGGCTTCGGCTTCGTCGAGTCTCTACAACTTTTTATGGGCGGCATCGGTGCTGTCGCTATCAACGAGTCTGTCAAAGTCGCAAAAAGGAGTGATGTGTAATGCGTATTCATCAGTATGGGAAGGACCTTGAGCTAAGAGTTCAGTTCCCCTCGGGAGTCTCAGGGCTCGATCCAAGCAAGTTTACAATCAACCTGTACCAAGCCTCTGACAGCAGCGGCGGGTCAGGCTCGGACACTTCCGTCAACCTCTCAGGTCTGCTCGGCATCAGCGAGGTGGGCTCGACAGGTGTTTATCGCATCAACATTGACGCGAACGCCTTCACGATCAACCCTGAGAGCAGCAGCGTTCCTGTTCTCTACTATGCGAAGATCAGCGAGTCTAACGGTGGAACCAGCGTTAATGTGCCGATGTTCGAGGTGTCAACCTTAGCGCCTGACGAGCTCGCTCAGACGGCGCTCGGTATCGCCGACGAGCTGGCGCTCAAGGTCAACGCCACCTTCAACAGCCGCGATCCTAGCATCGACGACCTGTCCGACGCGCTCGGCGCGATCTACGACGGCACAGTCGGCACGGATCAGGCTCAGGTTGTTCTCGATGAGGTGGTCGGCGCGAGCGCGCACACGACGACCGATAGCGTCGGCGCTCGCCTCTATGAGATCAGCGAGACGCTTCGCACAGGTGGCGCAGTCGAGAGCCTTGTCAACTCTGCCGACACCAAGCTAGGTACGTCATCTGACACAGGCTCGACAACTGCGTTTGGGCTCTTAAATCAGATCGTTGAGGACTCAGGCACGACTGTGCCTAACCTCGTCAACACTCTGCTCGGTACTCCTGCTGGCGCGAGCGTCAGCGCTGATGTCGCTGCCCTCAAGGCTGACACAGAGAGCGCGCTCACGACGATTGGCACTCCTGCCAACCTGACGGTGAGCGCCGATGTCGCCGCCGTTAAGGGCGTGACCGACACCATCAGCACCAAGATTGGCACAAGCAGCGTCAGCTCCGATCTCGCTGGCGATCTCGCTGCCGTCTATGCTCGCGTCGGTACTCCTGTTGGCGCAGACATCAGCACCGATGTGGCTGGCGTTCAGTCAACCGCCAACACGATCAGCTCTAAGCTCGGCACGCCTGCCAACGCCGACTTCAGCGCCGACGTGGCAGCCGTCAAGACTGACACAGCCAACGCTCTCGTGACGCTCGGCACTCCTGCCAACGCGACCGTGAGCGCCGACGTGGCAGCCGTTAAGAGCGTGGCAGATGCGATCACATCGGCGCTCGGCACTCCCAATGTGGACTTCGCCCAAGACATCGCAGCAGTCAAGACTGACTCCTTGAACCTGCTCAGCCGACTCGGATCGACATCTAGCCAAGCCAGCCTCTCAGGCGACCTGTTCGGCGCGATCAAGTACCTTGTTAATCAGGCTCAGACTCAGGCGAGCGTGTCCTCACTTCCTGCTCGCGCCAGCATCGAGTTCCCAAGCTCGCTGCTCGCTCCTCAAGGCGTGGACAGCAAGTACATCCGACTCAAGGTGCAGAACCGCAACAAGAACGGACAGCTTGAGCGACCCCGCGCCCTCGGCGATGAGACTAAAGAGGTGAACGGCAAGGTAGTGTTCGCGGCTGCGCCTAGTGGCTCAGACCACAACGCTACGCTTACCATCAGCGTCGGTGGCGTGACCGAGGTTTGGACTTTCATCGACTCTTTGATCAACCCCTCGGCGCAGAGTGGGTTGCAGAGCACAGGCAATGGCTACTTCGTGTTCGATACGTCGAGCGCGCTGAGCGGTGAGCAGTACATCAAGACCGTCGTGCTGCCTGCGCTCCAGCTCACTTCAGAGCTTCCTGCCGTGTTTGATCTTGATGACACCAACACATCCCGCCTGTTGATCTGCCCCAACGACTATGAGACACAGAGCGTCACCATCTCGACGACTTCCTTCTCTGCTATCGGTGGCACGACCAACTCGACGGCATCGGCAGGTGTTGCTCAGATGTTCATCCGTGTGCTCGTTGACGGCGCGAGCGCCACAAACCGACTTTTCAAAGACTCACTTGGTCAAAACGAGGCAGACTACTCGCTCAACGTCAACAGCGTTAGCGATGGCGGCTTGAGCCGTAAGTCACCTTCGACCGAGTATGCAGCGATGGTTGGAGACAGCAGCACAGGCGAGTTTTATCTCTACTATAAGATCAGCGCGGGTCAGCAGGAGAACCTGTCCTTTGAGATTTTTGGGTTAGACAAAAACAGCTCCGTGGACTCGCTCGGCAACACGACGGATGCGGTAGTGTCCGAGATCAAAGCTGTGGCACATTGTACTGTCCAAAGCCCAAGCCTTAGCCAGCTTGGCATCGCGTTCTAAGACAAAGGAGACACCTTATGAGTGGCGCATACACCATCTCAAGCCCTACGGCTCAATCGTGGGAGCGTCGCTCTCAGGTAGTCGATCATGTCATCGAGAACGCAACCGACGTGCCTGCGTATTCGCAGATCGTCAACCTCGCAGATGGGCAACGCTTTACCCTAACAGGTGAGCGCCTGCACATCTTTGACGAGACACAATGGACTCGGATGCTCAACATCCTTGTCATGTGCTCGTTAATCATAAAGCGCCCCGCCTCAGAGCAAGAGGCGCTTAAACTCATGCTTGATAGCCAGCTTAACGAGCTCTTACAGAGCTTGCCTAAGTCGCATCAAGATGAGGTTGTAAATCATGCCGTTCGCGTGCTGAGTGGCGCTGCGACAAGCTCTAGCTTTGAGGGAGAGACAGATGAGTAGTACCATAAGCCTAAACCTCGGCAGCGAAAACACGCTTCTTTTCGCCATCGGTGGCAAGGGTGACTTTACGGCGCAAGTCTCGATCACTAGGGTCGTCAGCGCGTCGCCTTCAGCGTTCAACGGCGTGACCCTGCCGATGACGGAGATCGTCATGCCCGCTAATCATAGTCGTGTCTTTATTGCCAAGTACACACCTGTGGATGTCGGCGAGTACATCATCAGCTACGCTGCGTCTAACTCAGCAGGAGAGCGCGCCATCGCCATGCAGCGTGGCATTGCCAGCTCAACAGGCGGCGGCGGCACTTCAGCAAGCACGACCTTTGGGGTTGGGCTATGACAGCAACGACGCGCACAACGGCAAACATCTATCAGCCGATCAGTCTGCGCGCCGTGTTCAATCACTTTGGTGTCAACCAGCGCGTCTTGATCGACTCGATCCTGATCAAAGACTCAGCAGGAGTGACGGTGCGCGCCTATGGGCAGCGCGATGTCGCCTTCCAAAAAGACGGCTCTTACGAGCTCATTGTCGAGCAGGGGCTAGGAGCTGGCGACTACACGGACTTGTGGCAGGTGCGAGGCGCGACATCATCCTTTAGACTCACAGCTCAGTTTAAGTTTACGATCAGCGCCGATCCGAGCGGCGCGCAGATGAGAGAGGTGTGATATGTCTGTTGCAAGGAGTCAAGCAGTCACAGGGCAGAGCATCAAGCTATCTCTGATCCTCAACGAGAACGGCGCGCCTCTCGACATCTTTGAGGTGGTGCGCGTCGAGCTTTTTGATGCTAACGATATGAGCATCATCCGCACGTTTACAGGCGCTGACATCATCCAAGAGGACATCGGCAACTACTACGTCGAGACTGATGCGTTTGATCGCCCAATCACGCTGGTGGACAGGTGGACATACCGAGAGGCAGAAGGCGTTGGCACATCGACTGTGCAGTTCAGCACGGCTGTGCTTGCGCCGTCGGTTGATGACCGACTCACAGGCATGGCTGTGGGGATGGACTTCCTCAAGACCAACTACCTGTTCGGTCTTGACCTCTCAGATGACGACGGCAACCCCTTCCCTGATGAGATGTTCATCTCGGCGATCAGGTACGCCACAGCCTTCCTTGAGAAGAAGCTGGACCTGATGCTCACACCCAAGACCATCACAGAGGTGCATGACTACATCCTTGAGGAGTATCGGCAGTTTGGCTTCTTCCAGCTCGACAAGCGCCCGCTCAACGAGGTGATCTCGGTGAACGCCGTCTATCCGTTCTCGTCAACAGGAGACAGCAAGACGATCATTGAGTTTCCCAAGAGCATGATCTCTGTGCCGATCCCTGAGAGCGGGCAGGTGCAGCTTGTACCCAATCAGGGCTCGATGAGTCAGTTTATGATTGGACGTGGCGCAGACTACCTGCCGCTGATCCGAAACGGCTACGCGAGCAACTACCCTGCGTTGTTTGAGATCACATACAACGCAGGCTTTAAGGAGATACCTGACGACCTCAAGCATTGCGTGTGTCTGTATGCGAGCTTGAACATCCTCGACATCGCTGGTGACTTGATCGTCGGCGCTGGTATAGCGTCAAAGTCAGTCAGCATCGGCGGGCTCTCTCAGTCGATCAACACGACCAGCTCGGCGACAAACGCTGGTTATGGTGCGCGCATCTTGAGCTACCAAAAGCAGGTTAAGGTGCTCCTGCCGACGCTTGAGCGCTACTATCACGGACTAAGGATGACAGTCGTATGACAAAGCGCGTAGCACCGCCACCTAGAGGCAAGGTCAACGTCAGGTCGGACTTTCGCGTTGGCGAGTTTGAGATCGCGATTGAGCAGCACGGCTATCGTGTGCTTTGGGAGCACGCGAGCGTCTGCCCCTGCCGCAGCAACAGGCAGGGCGCGCAGCCAAACTTCAACTGCTCTGTCTGCCGTGGGCTTGGCTACGAGTACCATAGCGAGCAGGAGATCAAGGCGATCATGGACAAGGCGCGAGGTGACCAGATGGAGATGAGCGCCGACGGCGCTTATCACAAAGTTCACTCCGCAGACTTCACAGTCTTGGCGCAGCATCGCCCCTCGTTCTATCACCGCTATACGCTGCTTGACAGCGTGATGGAGCACTCGGAGATACTTGATGCGCCTATCGGCTCAGACCTTGTGTTGTCGCACCCGCTGGCGCGCACCAGCATGAGCGTTCAGCAGGAAAGTGTCATCGGCGACGAGTATGTGAGCGACGAGTCTTTTGACGTGCTGAGGGCGAGGGTAATGTCGCCGACCACACGCAAGCCTGATCGAGTCTTGATCCCTCGCGTCGATTATCACATTGTGACGGCAGAGAGCGGCGAGCGCGCTGTGCGCCTCGATCCTTCCTTGTCTGCTGAGTATGGTCAAGATAGTATAGTGGTTGCAATCACTTACTACATCAACCCACGCTTCCTTGTGATGGACTATGTGTACTCGATCCGCGACACTTTCGTTAAGTTCAAGCGACCAAACGTGATCTATGAGGCAATGCCTGTCACAGTCACGGCGCGCCTTGACGTGGATCAATCTCGCGCCGTGCCCTCAGGTGGCGACTATCAAGGGAGTTATTAAATGGATGAGATGCTGAGCAGCCTGCTCGATGAGAGCCAGCAGAACGAAATCAGCGGCATCAACTTCGCCGAGCGATACTTTGTCGGCGTGCTCAGGAACGCCGTTGATTGGTGGATCGCCAACCCTGATGCTTGGCGAGGTGTGCTTGGCAACATCGCCGACGAGGAGCTGCAAGACTTCTTGAGCTACTTCAGCTCACGTCGCCCTCGCGTTAGGCTCGGCTATGCGCGAGCGCAAGACCCAATGCCACAGATCAACGTGATCCTTGAGAGCGCCCGCCTCAAAGAGCAGTTCGTCGGCGACCTCGCCTATATGGGCAGCTTTGTCGAGTCTCCTGCTAACGGCGGCGCGATCAACGGCGACATTAGGCAGCAGAGCATATCCATCCATGTTCACGCTGATCACCCTGAGATCACGCTCTACCTCTACCACATGGTTCATGCGAGCCTGTTGAGCTCGGCGCGCTTCTTCGCCGAGAAGGAGATACTGAACCTGTCCTTCGACAGCGCCACAGAGCTCCAGCCTCAAGAGGTTTACCTTCCTGAGAACATCTACTCACGCGCCCTGACATATACCTTTGATGGCGTGTCGCGTGGTATCATCCCCTTGCCAGCCCCACCACCTGAGCTCTTTATCTTTGTGTCAGGAGTTCGGATCAATGATACTGTCGTTGGCGGCGTGACCCCGACCAACTAGGAGAGAGAAATATGCCAGCATCAAGCATTATTGTGAACGGTCGGACAACGCGCCGACCTAACGTGTACAGCCAGATTGACGCTTCTTCCATGCAGACGAGCGCAGCAGGAGCTTACAGCCTTGTCCTTATCGGCGACGGCATCGGTGGGAAGCCCGCGAGCGCCTTCGAGGCAGGTGAGCTGCCCTTCCTGAGCGCCACCTCACCTGATGAGGTGTCTAGCATCTTCTCAGGTGGCGACTTGCGCGCCGCTGGCTTGCTCGCTTTCCAAGCGTCAAACGACCCTAAAGTTCCGAACGCTCCTGCTCGCGTCTTGTTCTACAAGACCAACAACTCGACTCGCGCTGGCTTGAGCCTCAACGGCGTGAACGCCAGCGGCTTGACATCTGTGATGGATGTTCAGAGCATCGACTACAGCGCCGCTGCCAATCAGATCAGCGTGGCTGTGATGGATGGCGCGAGCGCAGGCACGCTCAAGGTTGTCGTCTCAAGCCCAAGAAGCGAGGAGACTTTTGACAACATCGGCATCGAGCCAGCCCTTCGCATCGTTGCCGAGGCTGGCGCGCCCTTCGGCACGCTTGAGATCAAGTCAGACGCGACGGCGCTCTTTGCTCGCGCCCTCATCGAGATTGATGCTGACGACTTCAAGCCTGATCTAGCAGACACGGCGCTCGACAACATCATCATTGGCGAGCGCCAGCCTCTCTCTGTGGAGCTCTTTGGGCTCGACTCAGCAGGAGCTGCTGCTAGCGAGACTCTTGGCTTCAGTACGCTCGGCAGTCCTATCGCGTCGCCCTCTGTGGTTTCCAAGCTCACAGGCGTAAAGGTGCATGGCGAGTTTAAGGGCTCGCTCACCTTCCGAGACGCAAGCAGCGCGACAATCTTGAGCCTCGTCGGCTCACTCCAAGAGTTCTTGCCCTCGACAGGCTCTCGCGTGACCTTCGACGGCGCGACGCTCGGCACGGCGACCGTCATCGGCAAGCTCCTTGATGGCTCGACTCTGCAAGAGGAGATCGACCTTGAGAACGCGACACAGACGCTCGCAACCTTCACGTCGCTCAGCTCTGTGGAGTTTAGCGTCGCGCAGCCTGACCCTGTGTCCTTGATCGCGTCAAGCAACAGCGATCTCATCACGACCATCGCCGCTGGCGTGACTTCTTGGGGCGCGGGCAGCTCATACGGCATCCTCGACCTGAGCGAGCAAGTCTTTGAGTCAGGCAACATCACCATGACCCTGAGCGCGCCCGCTGTGTCAGCAGGAAAGATCGTGCTGCGCGGTAGCGTGCTCGGCGTAGCTCATAGCGAGATCATCAGCATCGCCGTTGGTGACCAGCAGCTCGCATCGGCGACATCCTTTGATACGATTGAGCAGGCAGAGCTCATGCTGTTTTCAGAGAGCGCTGGCAGCCTTCCTAACGTCACCTTTGGGTTCAATCACTTTAGGCTGGCGTACTCGGCAGGAGATACGCTTGCCGACCTTGTGCTGCGCTTGAGCGCGCTCGACGGCTTGACGGCGAGCACACCTCGCGACAACGCCAACACGATTGAGATCGGTCTGCTCGACTACGCCTCGATCACCTTGAGCGCTGGCGCAACGGCTGACCTGTTCGCCTTCAACTACGATATGGAGCAGGCGCTCGCGTCTAGCCAGCTCGTCGCGTTCAGCTCACTTGAGCGCGTCAAGCCCAACAAGCGTTCAGCTTCTCTCCTGTCGGGTGGCTCAGACTATGGCGTGGGTCAGACCTCATCATCAGCCGCTGACTTCCTCAGCGCGTTCAGCGCGCTCCAAGACCTCAAGAACGTCATCATCGTGCCTTTGAGCGACGATGAGAGCGTGCATCTTGGGCTCGTTCAGCATTGCCGTCACATGGAAGGCGTTGGGCGCGACGAGCGCAACGGCTTCGTCGGTCTGCCTTTAACGCTGACCAAAGACGAGCTCAAGGCTCGCATCCGCAACCTCAACAACAGGAACGTGAGCGCCGTGGCTCAGGGCATCTCAGCGTACAACGAGCTCGGCGAGCTCGTCAGCCTCGCGCCTCGTATGCTCGCCGTTGTTGCAGCCTCTATGCAAGCAGGCAGCGCCATCGGTATGCCCCTCACCAACAAGCTGCTCAACGTGCAAGACATCCGCCAGCACTTTAGCTGGTCACCTTCTCGCAGCGCCGAGGAGATGATCGAGATGGGGCTCATGTTCGTGCGCTTTGACCAAGAGCGTGGCTTTGTGTGGGAGCGCAGCATCACAACCTCACGCGAGAACAACGCAGCCTTCACCGAGCTGAGCACCAATGAGTCCGTCAACGTGTCAACCAAGACGGCGCGCCGTGCTGTTGAGAACAGGATCGGCGACCGCTTGTTTGCGGGGCTCGCTGGCGTGATCAAGTCTCTGATCGCTGCCGAGCTCCAAAGGCAGATCGAGTCAGGCATCATCAAGAGCTTCAACGCAGCCTCAATCGTTGTCAAAGACATCGGCGACGGCTTCGACGTGAGCTACGAGATCGCGCCCCTTGAGCCTGTAAACTTCATCCGCATCACCGCTCACATCAAGCGCAGCCCTGTCTCAGCATAAGGAGTAAGCCATGCCGATTAACAGCACAGCCAATGACAACACCGAGAAGAACCAAGTCCTGCACGGCGCTCGCGCCTACATCACGATTGACGGCGAGCCTGTGGGCTATGTGTCCAATCTCACAGGTGGCGAGGAGTATCAGATGGAGCCTGTCGAGGTTCTTGATAGCCTTGCTCCTGCTGAGTTTGTGCCTACGGCTTATCGCATCCGACTCTCAGCGCGCACCGTCATGCTCGTTAATCAGTCCTACAAGGATGCGCGACTCTTTGATCCTGTAGAGGGCGTGCTCCAAGCTCAGGGCTTGACTCTCGTTGTTGTTGACAATGTATCGGGAAACCCTATCATCAGCTTTAATGGCGTGCGTGGTCAGGCGACCAACTTCTCTATCGAGAAGGGTCAGATCACGATGAACGACGTGACCTTCGTCGCTCTTACGTCTAGCGACCTCAACAACAAGATTTAAGCGAGAGCTCCATGAGCAGCCGTCAGCCACAAGTCATCCATCTTGAGTACGTCAACGACAGCGGCGAGCGTGTCGAAGGCGACTTCCTCTACACCCTGCCATCGCTGCGCCAGCGCGTTGCCATCGGCGTAGAGGAGAGCAGGATGAGGGCTGGCTCTGCCGCTGATGAGCTGGATGATGTGATCCGAGCGTTGATTGTGCAGATCGCCTATCTCAAGCACACGGTTCAGTTTCCTGCTGACCTTACGTTTGATGACAGCGTTGATCCCTATCTTCTAAGCCAACTTTACGAGGGGGCGCTCTCTATCGAGAGCACCTTTCTCGACCAGCTCGCTCCAAAAGGAAACGCTAGCTGAGATCGCTCAGACGGCAGAGCTGAGGGTAAGGGCGCTTTGGGAAGCGCGCTATAGGCAGCCCTCGCTCAACAACCCGCTGTTTGAGGGCTGCAATCTGTACGAGCACCTGCGCCACCTGTTGGCGCTTCAGGCGCTTGAGGACGCGCCCGAGGCTCCCGATGAGCAGCTAGAGCGCATCGCAGAGCTTACCGAAAAAGGACTCGATCCTTTTGCTGACATCCGTGATAAACTAGCGTCGCTGACGGCGCGCCATACTCAAGATGATACTGAAGATGGTGATGACGAGCTCGATGACCTAGTGTTCTGAAAGAGAGGCGAAGATGGCTCCACCCTCAAGACCCACGTTTAGAGAGCGCATGAGCTCGGCTGCCAAAGGTGCTTACCGACAGGCGAGAGGCGGTGGCGTTCAGCCCCCAACAGCTGTCTCTTATACACATCTCCGAGCCCACGAGACGTCGAGGA